GATCCGAACGTGCTGGCGAATGCGCTGACCGTGGCCGCATCGAGCTTCCAGGTGGACCTGAGCCAACCGGGCATGGCGGTGGACCTGCTCGATCAGATGGTCACCGCCGGCCAGGCGGGCAAGGCCGAGCTGGAAAACCTCTCGGACATCTTCGGGGTCGCCGGCGGCGCGGCAGCGAAGGCCAACCTCGCGCTGAAGGACACTCTCGCGCTGATCGAGGTGCTGGCGGAAACCACGCCGATCGCCCAACTGCCGGTGATGACGGAATCGACGCTGCGCCTGTTCAACAACTACGCCTACGCCAAGCGCGCGGAGAAGGCGAGCGGCGTCCCGTTCTTCGACAAGTCTGGCAACCGGCTGGACCCCACCGATATTCTCGTGGGCCTCGCCGAGCGCGTGCAGAAGGCTCCGAACGACCGCGCTCGCGCAGAGCTGTTGGACAACGTGCTCAAGGGCGCCGACCTGACCACGGTCGCCGGCCTGAGCCAGCTGTTCAAGGACGGAAACCTCGAGAAGATGCGCTCGATCAGCGCACAGATGGAGTTGTCCTCTGGCGCAGTGGCATCCAACCTGGACGAAGCGATCCATAACGTGATCGACCAGGGCGCCCGCATGCGCACCGTGCTGCGCCAGGTCGGTGACGATTTCGCGATGCCGATCAACAAGGCCGTTGCGGACGTCATCGACCTCGGCCTACGCGAGAAATCGAAGGGAGGCATGGGCCTCTCCAATACTGAAGTCCTGGGCGCCGGAGCCGGCATCTTCCTGCTGGGAGGAATCGCCGCAGCGATCGCGCGATCGCTACCTGGCAAGCTGATGGGCAGCATGGGCCGCGTCTTCGGTGATACCGCCTCGACCGCCGTCGGCGTCGCGCAGGGCAAGGCCCTGGAGCACGTCGCCGGCATCACGCCCGTGTTCGTCACCAACTGGCCGGGCGGTGTCGGTGCGGGTGGCATCGGTGCCGGCGAGGTCGCTGCCGGCGTTGGCGCCGCGAAGGCCGCCGAAGCCGTGCTCAAGACGCTGCGGATTGGTGGGAAAGGCCTTCCGGGCTTGACCGGTATCGCCGCGACCAATCCGATGGCGATGCTCGGCCCTGGTGCCGCATTCCTTGGCGGCTACGGCGCCGGCAGCTACATCTACGACAAGATCGACAGCACCGAATTCGCCGACCGTCTCGGCGGCACGATCGCCACGGTCCTGTCCCGGCTTGGCAGCTCGACGGCGCGGGAAGCGCTCGATCGCCGCCTGGACCCGATGCACGGCCAGCTCGACATCCGCATCCGTCAGGATGGCCGCGCCGTCGTAGATCGCATGGAGAGCAGCCGCACGCTCGACCTGCGATCGGTGTCCGGCCCCATTGATTTCATGGGGCCCTGACATGGCCTGGCGCGACGAACTGCAGCCCGCCTCCTTCCGCGGCGTGCCCTTCGAGGTCGAAGGCGCGACGCAGCAGGGTGGCCGCCGCCAAGCGGTGCACGAGTACCCGCAGTCCGAGCGGATCGAGATCGAGGATCTCGGTGCCGGGGCCGGGCGCTTCTCGATTGACGCCTTCGTGCTGGGCGACGACTACGCCCGCCGCCGCGATGCCCTCATCGCTGCGCTGGAGATGCCGGGCAGCGGCACGCTCGTGCATCCCTACCGTGGCCAGCGCATCGTTGCCGTCGAGACCTGGAGCTGCGAGGAGACCAAGGGCGCCGGCCGCCTCGCCACTTTCCGGCTCACATTCCTGCGTGATGACGGCCTGCAGCTGCCGGCGGTGGGGCCGGACACGCGGGCGGCTTCTACTGCCGCGGCCGGTGCAGCCAATGCCGCGGCGGGCGACCAGTTCGCCGATCAGCTGTCGGTCGCCACCGACGCCGACCGCGGCTATTCGCTGCAAGTCCTCGAGGACGCGCTGCAGCCGATCGCGCGGGCCGTTCAGACCGTGCGCAACACGGCCGATCGCGTGCAGCTGCAGCTGCTCAATGCGCTGGTGGACCCGGTGTCGGGTGCGCGCAGCATCCTGTCCGATCTGATCGGCACGCCCGGCGACCTGGCTGGGCGCATCCAGGGCCTGATCGGCAATCTGGACCGCGTCTCGGATCTCGGCACGCTGTTCGATCGCGGCGGGAGCAGCGTCCGTGTCCCACCGGGTACGCCCACTGCCAACCGCGCGGTGATCGATACGTTGATGCAAACCAGCATCGCCGTGCGCCGCGCCGAGCTGTCGGCGTCCACCGACTACGTCTCCTACGAGGATGCCGTGGCGGATCTCGCCGCCATCACCGAGCAGCTCGACCTGGTCAGCCACCAGGCGGACGACGCCACCTATCTCGCGCTGCAGGCCCTGCGCGCGGCGGTGGCCAGCGACATCAAGGCCCGCGCCGCAGATCTGGCCCGTATCACCGACTACACGCCGGCCGAGACGCTGCCGGCGCTGGCCATAGCGCACCGCCTGTACGGCGCCGCCGGCGTCGCCGATCGCGCGGCAGAGCTGGTCGCGCGCAACCGCATCGAGCATCCGGGATTCGTACCCGGCGGCCAGCGGCTGGAGGTACTGACCCCATGAGCACCGTTCGCCTCGACGTCGATGGCCAGCTCTACGAGGGCTGGAAGACGATCAACATCCAGCGCGGCGTCGAGCAGATGGCCGGCGCCTTCGAGCTGGTCTGCGCCGACCGCTGGGCGCTGCAGGGCCAGAGCCTGCCGATCCTCAAGGGCAAAAGCTGCCGTGTGTCGATCGACGACGTGATCGTGATCGATGGCTGGATCGATGCCGCCGCGCCACGCTACTCGGCTCGCGGCCACGACCTGGTCATCCGCGGCCGCGACGCCACCTGCGACCTGGTGGACAGCAGCGCAACCGCCGATGGCGGCGGCTGGAAGGGCCGCTCGTTGCGCCAGATCGCCGTGGACCTGTGCAAGCGTCATGGCATCACCGTGAGCGTGGACCCGGCCGTGGCCAGGGAGGCCGATCAGCCCTTCCTGTATCAGCACCTGCAGATCGGCGAGACCGTGTTCGAGGCGCTTTCGCGCCTGGCGCGCATCCGCGGCGTGCTGCTGATCTCTGACACGCAGCGCGGCCTGCGCATTACCCGGGCCGGTACCGGCCTGGCCATCACCCCGCTGGTGCTGGGCGACAACGTCCTCGAGGCCGACGGCGAGGACAGCGACCTGGAGCGCTACGCCGAGTACCGCGTGATCGGCCAGGCGCGCGAGACCGACTACAACGCAGGCGCCACAGCCCAGCAGATCGGCCGCAGCGCGTTCGATCGAAGCATCCGCCGCGGCCGCCTGCTGATCATCGACCCGATGGACGCCACCGATGCCCGCGGCTGCAGCCAGCTCGCGGCCTGGACGGCCGCCAACCGCCGCGCCCGCGGCGAGCGCGTGACGTACACCGTGCGCGGCTGGCTGGATGGCTCCAGGCCCTGGGCGCCGTCCACGCTGGTGCGGGTGGTCGATCCCTGGGCGCGCTTTGACGGCGAGTACCTGATCGCGGCGGTGACCTACACGCTGGACCAGGACGGCGAGCGCACGCGGCTGGAGGTGGTGCCGCGCGCTGCCTACGACCTGCAGCCGCAGCGCGAGATCGATCCGGAGGCCGACGATGAATGATCGCCTCCAGCAGCTGATCGCCAACGCGCTGCGGCCGCTGCAGCGCCGCGTGCGCATGATTGCCGTGCGGGCGCTGGTCGCGGCGGTTAACGACGGCGCGAAGATCCAGCTGGTGCAGGTTTCGGCGCTTGATGGCGAGCGCCTGAGCGACGTGCAGCGCCTTCAGCAGTACGGGTTCAGCGGCAACCCGCCGAAGGGCGCCACCGCCGTGATGCTGTGCATGGGCGGCTCGCGCTCGCACCCGGTGGTGATCGCCTGCGATGACCCGTCGTCACGCTTCGTCGGCCTGCAGCCGGGCGAAAGTGCGCAGTACAACGACCAGGGCGATTTCATCCACATCAAATCGTCGGGTGAAATCCTCGTTAAAGCCTCTTCAAAGGTTGTTTCAGACGCGCCGCTGACCCATGCGCTCGGCAATGCCGAGGTGGACGGGAACGCCTTGGTGCACGGCAATGGCGAGATCGAGGGCGACCTGGTCGTCGGCGGCAATGTCACCGTGGTCGGCACCATCGGCGCCGGCGGCGCGATCACCTCGGCGACCTCGGTCAGTGCCCCAACCGTGTTCGACGCGGCCGGCGCTATGCAGGCCATGCGCGAGATCTACAACGCGCACACGCAGCCGGTCAGTAGCGGCACCGCGCAGGCGCCGACGGTGCCGATGTAATGACCGACTTCGCTCTCCAGGAACTCGATGACGGCAGCCTCGACCTCGTGGTGTTCGGCGGCGATCTGCTGCCCGATGACTCGCTGCGGCCAGGAATCGCCGCCTCGCTGCTGACCGATCGGGAGTGGCCGGACGCGCCGGACGGCGACCGCCGCGGCAGCTGGCAGGACAGCCTGCTGGCCGATCCGGCCGACCGCAACGGCAGTTGGCTGTGGCGCCTCAACCGCGCCAAGAAGACCCCCCAGACGCTGGCAGACGCCAAGCAGTACGCCCAGGACGCACTGGCCTGGCTGCTGCAGGACGGCATCGCCTCCGCAGTAACCGTCGCTGCGAGCTGGGACGATCGCGGCCTGCTGCAGCTCGACATCGAGGTGAGCCGGCCGCAGGGAGTGCAGCGCTACCGCCTGGCAGCGCTCTGGCAGAAGTCTCTCGGGGCCAGCCCCGTCGAGGAGGCGCAGGCGTATGCCGGCGATATCAGCCGGCTCGCGGCATTCCTCGAAACCATCTACTACATCGAATATCCAGAGGCCACCCTGTGAGCGCAGAAACCGAACTGAACGATGCACTTCGACGCATCAAGGTCGTCCTGGACTTCCTGGAGCGCGTGCGAAAGGGCGACGAGGATGAAACCGTCTCCAATGGCATCCAGGATCTTCCGTCGATCGCCAAGATGCTGGCGGACAGCCGTGACTACATCGAGTCGCAAGTTGGGGACCTTGTGCAGGTGATCGCCGATGCCGGCAGCGTGCTCTCCGAGGTGCAGCTGCTGCGGCATCAGACCGAGACGCTCAAGGATCTGGCCGCCGCCGCCGCCGACGCAGCCCAGATCGGCACAGAGCTTTATCCCGATGAGGCCGAGGGCCTCGCCAATACGGTCGACGGCGATCACTTCCGCGTCGAGAGCGCAGATCCCTATGTGGCGTTTGTCTTGCATTACAACAATGGAGGGGTCAGCGAGCCGGGAAAGAGCTATCCGAGCAGCAAGGTCTACGAACTGGTCACCGGCGTCCTCAACGGTTACGGTTACCAGATCGTCGATGTCCCCGCTGGAGCGAACTACGGTCCAAATCCCCAGGCCGGCAACGCGAGTGGCGCCTCGAACAACACCTGGATCAACCGTGATCCGATGTCGGCCGGATTTCCCGGCGGCAGCGAGAACCAGGAGGCGCACGC